TCTTTAATTTCAACTTTATATAGATTAGATTTGCTATTTTTAGTATTTGGAACTCTAATTAAACGTATTTTATCAGTTACTGATGGATCTGCATACTCAAATATACCAGCATTAGTTAATGCATGCTTTACTTTTAAATGTAAATCAGGAGCTGGTTTCCATCTAAATGCATCTGACGGTATATGTGCATGAAATCCTGTTCCGCTGAAAAATAACTTATAAGGAATTTCTAAATCTGATAGCAATATAATTAAACCTTTAGTTTTATCTCTAGCTTCATCAAGACTTTTACCATCAACATCTAATATAAATTCATCAGGTATGTATATATTGCCTTTATAACCTGCTAATTTCTTGTTTTTAGTGAAATAATCTTTAATTTCATCATCATATTCGTATAATGACATGAATGTATCATTATCCATATTCATAAACTCATTAACATCAGCAGCATCTCTAAAATAATGCCTATTAGCTAATCCTAATGCAAATTCTTTAATCATATTTATCCTTTCTGGAGTGGAAAAGGGGATCATATAATGCTAGAAAGGAATTAACAGCAATATAATCACCCCTTTTGTGGGTTAAACTAAAATGGCATATCTGCTATTTCAGTCACATCTTCAACGGCAGCATCAACTTTTGTTTCTTCAACAGTAGTTAGCTTAGGTTTTACATATTTATCAAAATATTGCAAAGCTCTACCTTTCCAAAAGTCAACATCTTTATCAGTAAACTCTTCAACTACATTTTTAAATGGAATAGGAGCAACTTCTTTTAAAACTTTACACCATTCTCCATCTCTATATAGGAATATATTAACATGTTTACCAACAAGCTCTTCAGCATCGTCGTTCATTTTAATAACCATATTTCCAGATCCATCATCAAGAGCATCAGTTATACCAGCATTAGCAAATCTAAACAATTTACCAATAGCAAACTCTTCTCCGTCTGCATTCTCTTTAGCATAGCATCTAAGATTCATTTTATCAGAATAACCATCAAAATAAACATCTATATATTTTGTATCATTCCATTCGCCATATTCAGCACTTGTGATCTTTGCTGTATGCCAACCTTCACTATATGGACTAGGTCCACCTTTTTTGATTGTGAGTGTTCTACCCATTATTTAGTACTCCTTTCATTAACTGTTTGATTTCCATCATCATCCACTTGAGCTAAGCCAACCATTGCAGTAAGGCCATATCTTCTACCATATGTGCATGCAGAACCTATCTCTTGTGCATCTTTTTTATTGGTCAAAGGTATTCTAATCTTGCTTTTTAACCATTGACCAGATTCATGTAATAACATAGTTGTTATATAATAACCATCTGTGCTACTAAATTCATTTCCTTGACTTATTGCTAAACCATGTTTACTTAATGCAGGTAATGCTACAGTTAAGCAATCATTTATATCTGCATAACTGCTTTTATAAAATGGATTAGAACTTGTTTTTGCAACATTACCCATTTCGCCTTGAGCTTTAGACAATGCTGACGCTAACTTATCTATTTTATTGGACTTCCAGTCATCAATAGATATATATTCAGGGGACAGAATTTCTTCTTCAGCAGGTTGCTGAACTTCATTTTTGGACATATTTTCTCCTTGTGATTAGGGTTATAATTTACTACTTTGCTCGTGACATTTGCAACATCATTGTTGGGAAATTAAAAGAAAATTTCTCATTATAAGGCTGATTTGTTACGACTTTTCTTACAGCATTTGCTATAAAACTTCCACTCATATTGGAGCAATAACTTGTAGCTTTTGCATTACAAGGCTCTTCACTTCCATTCTCATCAGAATACCAATGTTTTTTGTATTTAGACAATGTAGGTTGAGCAATTACATATTGTTGATAATGTTCTGCACCCATTCTACCATCTATAATATATATAGGTTTGTATTCTTTATATTGAGAACTGCATATTTCAGTTACTGCTTCTAATCTTGCATCCATACTATCGAAACCAAGTATAATAATATCTCTATTATCTCCAGTAGGAGAATATTGAGTAAATTTCTCTTTATTGGTATATGCAATAGCATTGGGATTGATCTTGTGTAGATGTTCTTCTAAAGCATGAACTTTATATTTACCAATATCATCTTGGTTGTATTGAGATACACCTATATTAGCTTCTTCAACTTTATCAAAATCATAGAGCTGAAATATATCAGCTCCCATTCTACATAATTGTATGGCTGCAGAGCTACCAATAGCCCCGCAACCTAGAATATGATAAACATATCCATTCATATTATTTACTATACCTTCTGACCTTTGGTTAATCATTTTATATCCCCCATCTTGAATGATAGTCATATCCTAACATATCACTATCTGTTATAAAATTAGCTGGTGTAGTGGTAAGTACTACACTTTTCCATTGCTCCCATTTCAATAATTCAATAACTGTTCCAGAATCATTTTCTATGGCTTTGTCATTAAACTCATTAACAGCTTTTTCGTACTGATCTTTTGTCAATGTGCCATCTGCTGTTTTATTTTGCAATTCCCCTACTAAATTATAAGCTTCGCTATAATCATATGCAGGAGGTGTTGGCTCATCATCAAATACAGTTAGATCTATTACTTTATCTTTATTATACATTTTATTGTATGTTCTGCTAAAAAGATGAGTATTTGAATAAGATTTAGGTTTGTAAATAGGAGTTTCACACATCTCTTCAACTTCTTCTATTAACTTGGCAGGTATTTTTCTAGCTTTTGTTAATATATTAAGCTCAACATCTTGATGTATAACTACTGGTTTCCATACCGAAACTCTGAATTTATATTCTTCCTTTAGATTTACAACTAAAGCAAAGCTTATATCTCCATCTTTAAATTCATCAATAGCTGTTAGATCAGTTCCAGACCAGAAAGCATCCATTGTATGATGACTATGCCACCAACAAAAACGAAAATCTTTCTTTTTATATTTTAATGCCATTTTAGTATAGTATGGAGCTAAAGCCTCTTTTTCAAGAACTGTATTTCCAGCACTAACTGTTTGTTTTAATATAACTGGATCTTTAATAAACCAATCATCATGCTCATCTTTAACGACAACAGCCATGCCACCTATTTCAGATTTCCATTTATCATGTGCTGCTGTAGAATAATTAATTATTTTATTCCAGTCTTTTTCTTCTATATAGTATTCACTATCCATGATTATTCCTTTCTATGATATTAAGTGCTCCACCTTGTTGTGCAGCCCATTGTATTACTTGCTCTTCTAATGTAAGTGGTAACGGTATGTCTTCAATATCTTCATCACCATCATTAGTTAAGCCATTTTCTCTATTGATTCTATTAACTTCTTCAACTTCTATCTCACTATCAATAGCTTCAGGAACTTGTTCAACTATAGCTTCTGAATCTCTTCGTTCTTGAGCTCTTATATTGGAAGCTACCATAGCATCATCTCTACCAGCTGTATGAGTTTGAGCATATTCACCGCCGTGTATATTATCAGCATCGCTATCAACTACTTCAAAGTCTTTTTCTAGCATATTTCTCAGGTCCGTTTTGATCTGTCCTATGCGCTCGTAGTCTACTTCTTCTGTTAGCATTTCTCTAATCAATTTCCTAAGGTTGTGTTTTGTTATCTGCATGACTTATCT